AAACAGTACAACAGAGTAATGAGTGGTGGGTTGTGGAAATCGGATGGTGATAACCCCGAGATTGTGCTTAGTGGAAACGTACAAATGGCAAGTGAGATAGAAAGACTGAAAAAGGCTGGTGAAAAAGAGCCCTATTCAAAGGCTGAAAGATACTCAGCAACCGTTTTTAAAAATGCGGATGCTACAGGTAAACAGCCTGAGTTTAATTTGGTTATTTCAGAGGTACGAGGAGAGGACGACGGGTTACCCTTCTAGGATGACCTTTAATGAGTTATGCGAGATGACTGCTGATATGACAGTGGATCAAACAATCGAATTGTATTCACAACATTCCGATAAGGACTGCATTGCCTGTTGTGGTGGTGGTCACTCGTATGACTTTGTTGAAAATTATGTCGAGCCCTGCTGGTGTCTAAAAGTGGACTATAACTAAAACAAAAGACATGTAATGCAGAAAAGATATAACAATTGAAACATACCAACCAAGCCAGCGCACATGAATATTGATTTATCCTTTTCAGAGTGTTTAAACGGGGCGAATGTGGGAACGCTACGCCATCTAGAGTCGATCTTTAGAGGACGAACTAGTCGATTCCCCCACAAATTCCCAGAGCAAGGACTATTATATCATCAGCAAGGTGCAATTGCCGAGCTGGCCTTCGCAAAGCTCAGTGATTGCTACTGGGCACAGCACGTCAACAGATTTCACGAAGAAGATTTAAGAGGTATTGAGGTGCGCTTTTCCAATCGAGACGACACTAAGGTTAGACCTGATGATCATAATATATGGATCGTATCTATGGGAGGGGAACTGCCCACCTATAAGTACAAGGGTTGTATATATAGTGAAGAGGCTAAACGACCTGAATGGGAGAAAGATTTTGGTGGGTACGGTAAGCCCGCAATTTTTGTACCCAACGAATATTTAGACAGTGATCTTCCCCCTACATATAAAGAGGAGGCACTGCCATGAAGTCTAGGGCATTTGAAGGAATATGGATTCCGGCTGAGGTTATGAGGTGTGAGGATATGACCATCCACCAAAAGCTGGTGTTCAGTATGGTCTCAAATCTGTCCACTGACTCTGAGCCCTGCTATGCCAGTAACCAGTACATCGGCAAGATACTTGGGATTCACCCCACCCGTGTTAGTGTTCATATTAACAACCTAAAAAAACTTGGATTTATTAAGGTTCTTATGGAGCGGGATAAGAAGGCTCATGTCACCAAACGACTTTTATACCCAATAGCTGAAATGCGCTTTCGCATAGCCCCCCTAAGCGGAACCGCTAACGGGGTCTCAGACGGAAACCTAATTAGCGGAACCGCTAAAGAGATAATAAAGAGTTATAATAAAGAATATAATAAAGATACAGATAATTCAATTAAGATAATTAAGGATAGGGAAGGTGATGAAGCCTTTGAATTATTTTGGAAAACTATTCCATCCATTAGAAGGATAAATAAGCCTCTCACCAAAAAACATTGGCAGGAGGCAGTACATAAGGAAAGCGTGGGGAAGATACAGGGGGCGATGGAGCTTTTCGTCGAGCGGGTTGAACCACAATTTATAAAGACCAGCTACAACTGGCTTAAGGAGGAGAGATGGAAGGCCGTCCCTCCCAAACAGGAAAAAGTAAGGAAGGGGTTTGAGTATGTCTAATGAAGATTTATTGACCACCATGTTTGCAGTTCATGGGAAGAGGGCGATGGATGCACAGTTTAATGAGTACCTAAAGATATTTGACAGGCTGGGGAATGAAAAAGCAAAAAAAATATTCCAGCACGTTAGAGACCATGAGGATCGGTTCCCAACAATTAAACAGTTATGGGGCATTGTTAATTCCCTTGGCCTAACAAACAAAACCCCATCCCACCTAAGAGTTTATGATGACTGCTACTATTGTGGAGGGGTAGGGTATGTGCCTTTCCTGATTAGCCCCAAGAGAGACAAGAGGGTAAATAATTATAACACGGAAATGTATGCGTGCAAGTGCAGTGCGGGGCAAGATGTCCCTGATAGTATGAAAAGATATTTTGAGACATTCAAGGAATTACAATTTGATGAGGTGATTGATGGACACAACTATCCCCAGCTTATCACAAGAAAGCAACAAAACTTTTCAGACCAACTGCACAAGGAGAATAACTATGTCGCAGATACCAACCCAAAAACAAATCAGAGACACACTAGCACACTGGACAATGGAAACCTTAGAAAAGAACTTAAGACGATTACAGAGAGAAATTTTGAGGCTAAAGCTAGGTAAAGGAAGTCAAACTGTTATACAGCACCTCCAACAAGAGTTCGACAATACAAAGGGAACACTAGATGCATTTCAGGAAAAAAGGGAGAATCAAGAGGACGTGGACGGACAACCTATTCAGCAGATACATCAGAGAGAGGGCTGACTGGAAGTGTCAGCACCCCGACTGCGATAAGACGTTCGATAAGAATGATAGTAAGCAGGCTCGAAAGTTGCATTGTTGTCATATTGGTTATGGTCGTGGGCATATTCCTACTCGCTGGTGTGAGTATAACTGCCTTGCTCTTTGTATGTATCACCATGATTGGGTTGATCAGCATCCTTTCCTTGCTCTTAGCTTATTGCATAAACATTTTTCCATGGTTGAAATCTTATTTGTCAAGGATCAATATTCAGACAAAATGATTCGCAGAATTAATAAAAAATTTGAGAAGAAGGAACGAGAGAGAATTAAAGGATTAATGAAGGAACTACAGAATGGATAAGTACGAACTGCCCGAAGGGGGTTATGAGGTGTTACTGCTTGCCCTACAGATATTTGAAAAGTACGGATACAAATATCCCAGCATCGTAAATGAAGAACACTACGTTGTGGCAAATAAGATTGCCCGTGAATTATTGCTACTGGGAGCGAATGATGACCGAACTAACAAGTGAACACAAAACACTACTGTCCAACATGATCACAGTCAGAAATAAATACAGAAAGATGATCCTTGAGAAAGTTCTAAAGGATCAAGACATAAGCAGAGTGACTCAACGATTAAAAGCAGTGGAAAAACAACTATGTCAGATAAAAGAAAGTGGAATGAAGGAGATAGCATCCAATGGGTGATAGACCAAATGACCAAAAGTGTCGTTCAGGAAGTAAAACCTGACGGCTATGCAAATATAAATTATGACAAAAACTTGGGAGACAAGCATCTCGTATGGTGTGGCAGATGCGGATACGTATATGACCAACTCTACGGGGACAGCTATCCCAATTTCCCTAAATTTGGAAAGGAAAGAAAAGATCATGAGCAAAGAGAAAATTGTTACGACAGAGAACCCTGACGTGGCTGACGTGACTGATGTGATGCTTAGAGAATACCCAACCCTAATGAACAGCGTCAAGACTCATATGAATGAGTGCTTTCGGCTAATGGCTAGAAAGCAGAGGATGTATGGGATGGGGAATATTGGGATGAACGGCAATCAAAAGCTGGCGCTATTGGGCGTAGCTATCCGACTAAACGACAAGATACAGCGATTGCTAAATATGTTGGAAAAAGATTTGGTCGACAATGAGGAGAGTTTAATTGACACGGCGCAGGATATTACTAACTACGGCGCCATTCTAAATACGGTGCTAAAGGATGAGTGGAAAAAATGAAGGTCTATTTCGACGGAGAAGAACAAAATACAGAAAAGATGATGCCTTTAAGAAAAGGAGGGGAAAAGAAATCCTTGATTTTAGGATTGACTACTCTGATGATCAGCGCTGGCAAACTGCTATTGGTAGGGTTGCAATTGCTCAGGATAAAATTGGAGTCAAGAGTGCTATGGCTTGTATGGAGAGCGTTATTAGGGATATTGAATATAGGCGAGAGGGTTATGTCTATTGCTCACCAGCCCAACTCGAAGAGGCGCTGAAAAGAATGCGAAAGATTTATTTACAAATAAAAGCAAGTGAGCGGATAAAGTAATGGAAGAATTTACGTGCATAGAGTGTGACCGCTTATATGACGAGAGTGATGGAGACACTGACGAGCGTTTATGTGATGAATGTTTGAATGAGGAACCTGATGATGTCTTGCATCCCAACTTCATGGAGCAGGTGGATGGGTTGGTTGGGTAAATAACTTTATCAGATTGGTTGATACTGTTTAAACAGTGTACGGCCTTGGTTGGCAAACCAAAAAAAAAGCCCCCAAAGGATTGCTCCAGTGGGGGCTTTTCTGTTTCCTACGTTAACTCGCTTTGGGCTTGAGCAAATGTATCTGACTGAGTGTGTGCTTTTGAACACCAATCCTTAAGGATATGACCAACTAACTGCTCTTTGGGAATTCCCATTTGCATGGCTCGAATCTTAAGGTTTGTTTCAGTAGGTCTATTTATGCACGCCCGAATCGTCTTGCTAACGGGTTTTATCATGGGCACTCTTCACCTCTCTTTCTTTATTTCGGAAATCGAATCTCTTTATAACCCTAACCCATGTTTCTCGGGTATAATAATCATCACAATCACATTATTGCTCTCGTTTCTCAAATACCCATCCAATTTTCTGAGCAGTACCATCTGATTTGTCTCGATACATTGAGCTTACACATTTACCATATTCTTTTTGAAAATGTGTAAATAACTCTCCAATA